CACAGTTGGTAGAAACGTGTCGAACCAAAGGAGGATTCGGTCTTTCTGCTAATCAATGTGGATTCGATTATCGTGTTTTTGTGATGGGTGCTGATGATGAATATGTGGCAATGTTCAATCCAGTTGTCCTAACTACTTCTGTCAATGAGAGTTTGGTAGCAGAAGGTTGTTTGTCGTTTCCTATGTTGGCACTCAAGATTTCTCGACCGAAGGAAGTTGTTATACAATATCAGGATTATAATGGCGAAACACACTCTACAGAGTTTCATGGATTATCTGCTCATGTCGTCCAACATGAAATTGATCATCTTAACGGAATCACATTTATAGAACGTGCAAAACCAATGTCACTGAAAATGGGATTAAAGAAACGCGGTAAATTTAACAAGTTGTTTCAAAGATATACGAATGCTCAGAAGAGGTTGAATGCAGTATGAAATCAGAAGTAGAAGAATCTACAAAATATGAAAGCTTGATTGGAGTGAAAGACGATACTTATGGATCGGCATCACTTCGAGAGTTTTTAGAATTGACCGAATCGATTGAAGAAGATTTGCAAAAATCTTTGAATTTAAAAAATAAAAACAAACAAAAAGAAAATTTCTACTATAAGAAAATGTTCATTTCATTCCGAAATGATCATGATTACATAGAATTTCAGAAATTGATCGGACAGAAAATTGTCAATGGTACAAAAGAATATTTGTATGAAAGTGGCAATTATCTGAGTCAATTGCTCGGAGAAGAAAGTGAAAGTAGTTTTGTTAGTGTAAAACTAAAGTCAACAACTCCTTCGAAAAAATCAAATCTCCATGAATTCTTAGATGAAGAAGAAATTGACGAAGACAAAGAATGGAAAAATCATTGGATCGGAATGCCCGAATATGATCAGGCGAACAATCCTCCACATGAAAAAATCTTATTTTTGTTTAAGACGGAAGATGATTATAAAGATTTGTCAGTTCGAATTAAACAAGATTTGTCTGAAAAGACTATAAGTATTTGGCATCCAAAACTCAATAAAGATGAAAATGCATTAAAAAGATGGATTGAAGTCAATAAAGTAAATACTAATCCTGTTAATCCAGTATATATTGTGTCGAAAGGTCGCGCGGATTCCATGATTACTTCGCGTTCACTTTCCAGAATGAAAGTTCCTCATTATATTGTGATTGAACCACAAGATGAAGAATCATATGAAAATGCTCTTGACAATTTTGGAATCAGAGATTATGTAACTCTACTCGTAGCTCCATTTTCCAATCATGGAGATGGTCCTGGACGCGCAAGAAATTGGGCATGGGATCACGCTATTTCTATTGGCGCAGAAAAACATTGGGTAATGGACGATAATATTTCGGACTTTTATCGATTGCAACAGAATCAACGCATTCGTGTGGAGTCTGGTGTAATGTTTAAAATCTGTGAAGACTTTGTTGATAGATATGAAAACATTCCTATTTCCGGAATACAATATCGTTTTTTCATTGCGCCGAACAGTTATTATCCGCCATATGTGAAGAACACTCGGATTTATTCATGTCTTCTTATTTCCAATGATTGTAAACATCGATGGAGAGGAAGATATAATGAAGATACTGATATTTGTTTGAGAGTACTTAAAGATGGCGATTGTACCGTTCAGTTTAATGCATTTTTACAAGGAAAGTGTGCAACACAAACAGTGAAAGGTGGAAATACTGCTGAATTTTATCATGCAGAAGGAGAAACGGATAAGACCAAATGGCGAGATGGACACATGAACGCTACTGGTACTATCAATAAATCTAAGATGTTGGAAGACTTACATCCAGACGTTGCCAGAGTTGAATGGAGATATGATAGATGGCATCATTATGTTGACTATGGTCCTTTCAAGAAAAATCAACTACGACTAAAGAGAGACATACATATAAATGAGAAAGTTGATAATTATGGTTTGACTCTCGTAACTAATTTTAAATCTCAAGGTGAATTATAAAATGGAAATTTCAATTAAAAAAGAAGAACTACAGAAGAATAAGTTATTTGTTGCCACTCCGATGTATGGTGGTATGAATCATGGTCTGTACATGAAAGCATGTCTCGATTTACAAGCACTCAGCATGGCATATGGAATTCAAATTAAATTTTCATTCCTATTCAACGAATCGCTAATCACTAGGGCAAGAAATTATCTTGTCGATGAATTTCTACATCGTTCAGATTGCACACACTTATTGTTTCTGGATTCCGATGTTAGTTTTAATCCAAATGATGTGATTGCGATGTTGGCTTTGGATAAAGATGTGATTGGTGGTCCATATCCCAAGAAAGCAATTAAGTGGAAGTCTGTTGTGACAGCAATCAAGAAGAATCCTGAAATTGATACGGGAGAACTCGAAAAAGTTACGGGCGATTTTGTGTTCAATCCTGTTAAGGGTACTGCTCAATTTAATGTATCCGATCCTCTTGAAGTTCTGGAAATTGGAACTGGATTTATGTTGGTCAAGAGAGAAGTCTTTACTAAGATGGAAGAATCATATCCAATGATTCGATACAAGCCAGATCATGTTGGCCAGGCACATTTTGATGGATCGCGTTATATTCACGCATTCTTTGATACCGTCATTGATTCCGCCGATAGTATTACTGGTGGTGGATCCGAACGTTATCTTTCTGAAGATTATATGTTCTGTCAGATGTGGCGTAAGATTGGTGGTGAAATTTGGTTGTGTCCTTGGATGAGAACTTCTCATATTGGTACGTATCATTTCCAAGGTGATATGCCTGCTGTTGCAAATTATGTTGGGGAGATGTGATGAACACGATGAATAGTCAAATTGCTGATTCCATAATCACAGGATCTATTGGTAAGAAATACGATCATGGTAAACCAATGTACGGTTTACTTCCACCAAAAGCATTAAGATCAGCTGTTGATGTTCTTACATTTGGTGCCCAGAAATATGAGATCGACAATTGGAAGCATGTCGATGATTCGATTCGTAGATATTTTGATGCTGCTCAGAGACATCTGTGGGCATGGAAAGAAGGAGAACAGAATGATTCTGAGTCTGGATTTCATCATCTGTCACATGCAATTTGTTGTCTCATGTTTCTTTATGAACATGATACTGAATTAACAAAATCAAAAATGAATATAAATCTTGACAAATTCGTATAATTTTGATATGATGGTAATCTCTTTTATAATGAGGAATAATAATGAAACTTTCTAATGATACTTTGACTATTTTGAAGAATTTTGCATCGATCAATTCTGGAATTGAATTTAAGTCTGGTAATAATCTTGCAACAATGTCTCCCGGAAAGACTGTTCTTGCCAAGGCAGTATTGAAAGACTCTTTTTCAGATTCTTTTTGTGTATTTGATTTGAATCAATTTCTTTCTGTCCATTCCCTTTTCAAGGATCCAGATCTAAATTTCGATGATAGTAATATCATTTTTGAGAGTGGAAAGTCGAAGCTTAAATTTCGCAAAACCGCAAGAGAAATGATCATCACTCCTCCGGACAAGGATCTTAATCTTCCATCTGTTGATGTCGAGTTCAAGTTAACAGAAGAAGTGTTTGCGTTTGTTATGAAGAGTGTGGGTGTTTTGCAATCACCAAATATTGCTATTGAATCGAACGGTAGCAAAATTCATCTAACCTGTTTCAATTCAAAGGATGATTCTGCACACACACATTCGATTGAAGTTGGAGAAAATACTGGTATTAATTTTAAAGCGGTCTTTTTGACTGAAAACTGGAAGATGATTCCAGGAACATATGATGTTAAAATATCATCACGGGGACTTGCTGAGTTTACTAACACAACTCAGGAAGTCGATTATTGGATTGCAATTGAAGCAAAAGAATCTAAATTTGGAGAATAATATGTCATTAGTATGGTTTACAGATAAGGTTAATAATGGAAAGGTAGCAATTAATTCAGATCATGTCGTTGCTGTTTTTACGGCAGCGGAAGGTGAACTGGAAGGAACTACGATTGTCAGTTTGGTGAATGGAACTATTCCTGTTGCCGAATCCGATCTGGAAGTTATTACAGCACTTAATGGTGATTAATATATGAGTGTTTCCATTCAAACTCTTTATGGAACTTTTGATGAGAAACAATTAAGAGAACTGAAGAGTGCGATTAATGAAATTTGTGATGAGATGACCAAGATTGATGGAATGAATCAATTCATCGCGGATGTATGTGATGTCGTACATCAAAATCTTGGAATTCCCAAGAGGATCGTCAAGAAACTTGCTGTTACAAAGCACAGACAAAATCTAGCTCAAGTTGTGGCTGAACACAATGAATTAGAATCTTTGTCTGAAGCAATCGGTAAAGTTTAATTTGTTTTGTGCCTCTTCGGAGGCACATTTTATTATGGAGTTATATTATGGATCATATGCTGTGGGTAGAAAAGTATCGCCCGTCTAAAGTCTCAGATTGTGTTCTTCCCGAAAACATCAAAAATACATTTCAAGAATATGTAAATCGCAAGGAGATTCCAAATCTCCTTCTTTCTGGTACTGCCGGTGTCGGCAAGACCACGATTGCAAAATCACTGTGTGGTGAAGTTGGTTGTGATTTCTTGTTGATGAACGGTTCATCTAATCGGGGTATTGATGATATGCGAGTTCAAGTTAAGAGCTATGCAACATCGATGAGTCTCACGGGTGGACGAAAGGTCATCATCATGGATGAAGCTGACAATCTTACCGCAGACGCACAGAAATCACTTAGAGCTCTTATTGAAGAAGTTTCTGTAAATTGTAGTTTTATTTTCACATGTAATTTTAAGAATAGAATTCTTGATGCAATACATTCTCGTTGCACTGTAATCGACTTTAAACTTAATGGTAGTAAGGCCAAGATGGCCACACAATTCTTTAAGAGAGTTGCTTGGATCCTAGATCAAGAACAAGTTTCTTATGACAGAGAAGTTGTTGCTGCGGTAATCACTAAACATTTTCCAGATAATCGTCGTATTCTTAATGAGTTACAACGATATTCCGTTTCTGGTTCTATCGATAAGGGTATTTTGTCCTCTGTTAACGAAGTTCAGATTCAAGATTTAATTAAGTTCGTGAAAGAAAAAGATTTGAGTGGCGCCAGAAAGTGGGTCACCAATAATAGTGATCGTGATATATCTGAGATATTTCGTCAACTCTATGATGTGTTGTGGGAAAAGTTAAGTCCCTCCTCAGTTCCTGCTCTAATTACCACGATTGGTGAATGGCAATATAGATCATCTTTTTGTCCGGATCAAGAAATCACAATGATGGCTTGTTTAACGGAAATCATGATGGAATGTTCTTTTAAGGACTAATCTTATGCCAGATTTATTCAAAGAAATTATACCATCAATCTTGCAATCAAAGAAAAGTCCTTTCGAACATGATTCGGAATATAAGGATTATGTTCCGTTTGTTGTAAATCGTGCATTGTCGTATCATCGTGATTGTCTTTTGTATGTTGCTGAATTAAATAGACTTACCTTCCTAGATAAAGATATGCAATATCGGTATCTTCTAAATAGTATAAGATCTATGAAACGGCCGTTCAAAAAATGGCAAAAATTAGAGATTGATGAAAACTTGGAATGTGTTAAAACCTATTTTGGTTACTCCAATCAAAAAGCAAAGGAAGCATTACGCATTCTTACCGATGAACAAATCGATGAGATTAAACGAAAAACGGACAAGGGCGGAGTGAAAAAGCAATGATTAATATTTCAGATTTAGTTGAAGTAAAGTTGATAGAGGAAGATGATTTCCTCAAGGTAAGGGAGACATTGACTCGTATTGGTGTTGCATCCAAGAAAGACAAAATTATTTATCAATCATGTCACATACTTCATAAACAAGGACGTTATTATATCGTCCATTTTAAAGAGTTATTTGCACTTGATGGTAAACCCACTGATATTTCAGAGAATGATCTATCTAGACGTAATGCAATTACCAAATTGCTAGAAGATTGGGGTTTGGTTGAGATTGTCAATAAGAAACAGATTGAAACACCCGAGCCTATTTTCCTTTCTCAAATTAAGATTATTTCACACAAAGAAAAATCTGAATGGGAATTAATTCCCAAATATAACATTGGAAAGAGAAAAACTGTATAAATAATATTGTTCCCATCGGGATGGGACGCATAGATCCACCTTAGGATCGCCTTGCCGTAGGAGCGTATGCCTACGCCGGATCGGTAACCGGCAACTATCATGCCCTCTGGGGTGATATTTTTATTAATAACTCGCTTTATAAGGAGAAACAAAATGACCTATACATATGGCAAGAGCCTACTTCCGTCAACTGTTGGTTTTGATCGTCTATTCACAACTCTAAATGAGTTCGATGAATTTCTTGGTAATAAGAAACCATCAACATATCCTCCATACAACATCGTAAAATTTGATGATGATAATTATCAAATTCAGATTGCTGTCGCTGGTTTTTCAAAAGAAGAAATTGATATTCAAACGAAAAACAATCAGCTCACAGTAAATGGTGCAATTCAGGTTGAAAATACTGAAGTTGAATATTTACATCATGGACTTGCATCAAGAGACTTCACACACTCATTTAAGTTATCTGATACTGTTTATGTGAAATCTGCTGATATTGTTGATGGTGTATTGAAAATCAATTTGGAGAATATTCTACCGGAAGAAAAGAAACCAAGGAAAATTCCCATTGGTGAAGAAAAACTATTGACTTCCGATAAGAAGTAGTATAGAATAAAGGGGAAGAAATTTCCCTTTTTTATTTGGAGAATACTATGAATAAGAATAAAAAAACCGTTATAAAGAAAGTCAGACCCCTTGGTAATTTGACAGATATATATTATATCAGTTCAACCGATACTGTGAAGAATATCGATGGAGTAGATTTTTTGGCGGTAACGAAACTTAATCCGGAAGAATATCCAATGAAAACATTGCAAGTTCATTGGATGCGTAAAGACAACTTGGAGACTGTAAAGTAATGGCATTAAAAACTTCAAATAAAAATCGCAAGAAAGTAGAACAACAAAAAATTGTTGTTGAGAATAAAATCTTCACAAAAAACTATGTTATTGCTATTGTTCTGTTGACGATTTTTATATTTGTTTTCATTTAAAAAATATGGTGATTTGTTATGCGACTTGATGGATTTGTACCCAAAGCCTGGGGACATGAACTAATCTGGGCCACGAATGAAAAATATTGTGGTAAATTGTTGAGGTTTAAACCTAATTCCGAATTCTCAATGCATTTTCATGCAGAGAAAGATGAAACTTGGTATGTTTTAGATGGTAGATTTATTGTAAGATATATTGACACTAAAGATGCTTCTCTTCGTGACCGTTATCTCGAACCAGGAGACACCTGGAGAAACAAACCGTGTGAACCACATAAGTTGATTTGTGTAACAGAAGGAACGATTATAGAAGTCTCTACCGCAGATAGTGTTGAAGATAATTATCGCATTGCACCTGGCAATTCGCAGAGATGAAGGTAAATTAAAATATCACAGGTTTGTGTCATGAAAGATAGATTCATTAATTATTATATGGACATAGCGAAAAGAACATCCGAATTGTCATATGCTAAAAGATTACAAGTTGGTGCTATTATTGTTAAAGAGGATCGTATAATATCAATAGGATTTAACGGCACGCCTGCTGGATGGACTAATGAGTGTGAACATTTTGTTGATAATGGCACGCGATCTGGATTTTTCACAAAAGATGAAGTCATTCATGCGGAAGCAAATGCAATTGCAAAACTTGCAAAGTCATCAGAAAGTGGTGCAGGATCCACAATGTTTCTCACACATTCACCGTGTATTCAATGTGCAAAACAAATCTATACAGCAGGAATAGAAAAAGTTTTCTACAAAGAAGATTATAGAAATACCACTGGAATTGAATTTTTAAAAAAGTGTGGTATTGAAGTTTTAAAATCAAACGAGGTAAAAAATGATTAAATCAACTGACTGCTTAAAGAAATATGGAGATCCTTCAAATGAACGCAATATGATCATGTGGGATGTACCTGCTGAATTGGAAATTGGTCATATTCCAAAGAGGATTTATTGCAATAAAGATATGATTGAACCACTCTCACACGCTTTTAGAAATTTAATTGACCGTGGTGTTGTTGGTCAGTTGAAGACATGGGACGGTTGTTTTAATATTCGCAAGAAACGTGGTGGTGCAACATCTTCATTACATTCTTGGGGTATTGCTGTTGATGTAAATGCAGCTTGGAATGGTTTCGGTAAGCATCCAACAATGTCACCTGAAATGGTAAAGTGTTTCACTGATGCTGGTTTCGACTGGGGTGGTACTTGGAAGAAGCCCGATGGAATGCACTTTCAATTGAGTAAGTTGCCATGATTAAAAAATTAATAACCGGAAAGGATAATGAAACTCCATGCATGGGTCGTGTTACCTGGGGGGCCAGTTTTGTCACAATCTGTTTGGTCGCTGGAGCAACCATACTGGCCGGGGGTGTAGTTGGCATTGCTGAGTTGGGTGTGGCTCTAGCCACAATTGCGGCTGGCCATGGTGCTGCAATTAAACTTAAATCAAACACCGAACCTGGTAATATTGATGAGTAGAGAGGCAGGTAAAGGTTCAAGTCCCAGACCATTTTCAGTAGATCGTAAAAAGTTTGAAGATAATTGGGAACGAATCTTTAGTAAGAAAAAAGAAGAAGAGAAAAAAAAGGATAAAAAATGAAAAAGTTCTTATATTTAATGTTATTTTCAGTTTATGTACATGCACAAACACCCATACAATCTAAATTACCATTGGTACAAGATCCCAAGTTGACTCCTGGAACAGTAGATTTAAAAGGTACAAAAGGTAATGTTTGTACTGTTGGGTATACCAAAACTGTGCGAAATGTTCCACAATCACTCAAAAGAAAAGTTTTTGAATTATATAATATAGATCCAAAGAGTGATAAGTTTGAAGTTGATCATTTAATCTCATTGGAGTTGGGTGGATCTAATGATATCACTAATCTATGGCCACAAAGTTATACTACTTTCCCCTGGAATGCTAGAGATAAGGATGCATTGGAAAACAAACTGCACAAAATGGTCTGCAAAGGAGAAATTTCTTTGACAGATGCTCAGAATGAAATTTCTTCAGACTGGACCAAGGCCTATCTTAAATATATGAACAAGTGAGAGTTACGCCTCTATAGTGTAACGGTAGCACCAATTTAATGGCCTGTTAGCTCAATTGGTAGAGCACCGCACTGTCACTGCGGAGGTAAGGGGATCGAAACCCCTACAGGTCGCCAAATTAAAAAACCACCCTTTTGGGTGGTTTTATTTTATAATTTATTCAAAAGGGGGATATATTCCATTTACACAAATAATGTATTTGGGTTCATTGCCCCAACCATTATTCAGAACTGATGGTGGATTTGGTCTTAGATCGGGCAATTTAAAATTGTTTTTACCATCACCACCATAAGTATATCCAATGACCGCAAAGAGTGGTTGATACTGTTGAACTTGTAAGGTTTGTCCTTCACAAAACATATAATCGGAAAAGCAACGTTGTCCAGCAAACTTTTTGATTACACCAATAATTTCATCCATAATTTTCTCCAATCATGTATTAAAGATAATATATAGTTGTTACTTGTTTAAACATAAAGGAAATTTATGAAAAACTTCAATCTGGAGGAAGTAAAGGAATTTATCTCAACACAATCAGAGGAAACAAGAATCTATCTGGGTGCTGATTCTGAAAGATTTAAAGTGAAAGGTGTATGGTATGCTGATTACACATTGGCTGTAGTTGTACACATCGACGGTGAACACGGTTGCAAAATCTTTGGTGATGTTATTCGTGAAAGAGATTATGACCAAAAGAAAAACAAACCATCGATGCGTCTTATGAATGAAGTTTATAAGGTATCGGATTTGTTTCAAAGTTTATCTGATGTGCTTGAAGATCGATATGTGGAAGTGCATTTGGATATTAATCCAGATTTGAGATATGGTTCTTCTTGTGTTGTACAACAAGCTATTGGTTATATCAGAGGGACTTGTAACTTAGATCCGCATATCAAACCAAATGCTTTTGCGGCATCATATGCGGCTGATAGATTAAAACATGTTTTGGGTGCAGCTTGACAAAGTGCGGATCATTTGTTATAATGGTTTCGTAAAGTGAATGAAGCGGGTGTGGTGAAATTGGTAAACACAGCAGACTTAAAATCTGCCGACTTCGGTCTTGACGGTTCAATTCCGTCCATCCGCACCAATTTTTAGAAATGTATTGTCAAGGTAGCGTATATGGACGCATATACTATTCGGGTTCAACTGGCGAGGAACGAATCCTGAGATAACTGACTAGTCGCTTCGGAGAGGAATGCAACCTCAATCCCAAATAGGTCAGACAATACATTTCTAAAGAATACGGGCCTTTAGCTCAATGGTTAGAGCAGTGGACTCATAATCCATAGGTTCTCGGTTCAAGTCCGAGGGGGCCCACCATTTTGTATTAACGGAGAGATAATTATGATTAATGGTATGATGGGATTTATTGCAATTGGATTTCTCACACTTATCGGATTTATAGGTGCTGAATTCTTTGCACAACACGAAGCTGTATCTGCTGGTTTACAACAGTGTGTGGTTGCTGTCAGTGACATCCGATATGAAGTGGTGTGGCAAAAAGATTGCCCTCAAATGAATGTTCGATGAAAACATCGAAATGAAATGCAAAAAGAAGAAACCGGATCGACATTAATTCATAAATTTAATAATGTTTTGGACGAAAGTACATGTAAAGAGTTGTATAATTTATTGACTGTTTTAAAAAAGTACAATTCATTTTTCTTAAAACAAAATGTAATGCCATGGCATCAAAATGATACTGTACCATACAGTACTATCACAGATTCATTATTAAAAAATAAGATATCTCAGTATCGTATGGATGTCTCTAAATTGATTGAAGAAACAATTGGAGAACCGGTATATCCTCATTTTACTGATATTGTTTTGTGGAGACCTGGCAGATCTATGAATGAACATAAAGATAATGGATATTCAGGTCCAACGGAAGAACAATTTAGATGTCGGCATATAACATCTGTTACATATTGTAATGATGATTATGTTGGCGGTGAAACATTCATCAAAAATGAACATGGAAGTTATTATAATTGTACACCCAAAACTGGTAGTTTGGTGTTTTTTCCCAGCGATGAACGATGTACTCATGGTGTCAGAACAGTGTTGGATAATAATCGAGTAACATTATCTACCTGGTACACTAAGGATATCAATTATTTTGATGGTGATTGAGTTTATCTGCCCGTAGCTCAGTAGGATAGAGCAACGGCCTTCTAAGCCGTCGGTCAGGGGTTCGAATCCCTTCGGGCAGGCCAAATAAGTGTTGACAAAAAGAACTATATAAGATATAATAGTTAAATATTTCGGGTTCGTCTAAAGGTAGGACATCAGGTTTTGATCCTGATTATCGAGGTTCGAATCCTTGACCCGAAGCCAATTTAATGCGGGATTAGTTTAATGGTAAAACTGAAGTTTTCCAAACTTCTGTCATCAGTTCGATTCTGATATCCCGCTCCAATTTAAAATGATGAGGTAATTATGGCAGGTTTAGTTGTTAAGAAGTGTGGTTGTAAGGGTAATCCTTCTCATGGTTCTGATTACCAAGATAAGAAGTATGGTGAAGGTATGCGAGTAATGAACCTTGATCAGAAGAAGTCTGAATCATCCTGCACAATTTGTGGAAAAACATCGAAGGTGTAATATGAAAGGTATTAAACATAGTGATCCAATGCAAACCCGACATGGTCGTATTAACTGGAAAGCACACAGTGTAGTACAATTACAAGAGGCGTTGGCGAAGACTTCTACACCCAAAGTAAAACATAAAATTCAACAAGAATTAAATAGAAAGTTGAGTAACATTTAGTTTATTGCCGGCGTAGCTCAGTTGGAAGAGCTACTGATTTGTAATCAGTAGGTCGGGGGTTCAAGTCCTCTCGCCGGCTCCATTTTTCAAAGGAAAACAAATGAATGATTATTTTGCAAAATACGAAAAGTATTTGATTTTATCTGCATTCTTATCAATGATTTTGATAATGATCATTCTTTAATAATTATTATCCGGGTATAGCTCAGTTTGGTAGAGCATCTGCTTTGGGAGCAGAGGGTCGCATGTTCGAATCGTGTTACCCGGACCAATTTATTGGCGATTAGCTCAGAGGCAGTAGCGAGGAGCTGTTAACTCCTAGGTCGTAGGTTCGATCCCTACATCGCCAGCCATTTTAAGTAAGAATATATGAAAAAAATAGTAATGTCTGCTGCATATGGTTATGATGTTAATTCATTAAAACCTTTTGTATATTCATTGAGAAAATATTATGATGATAAAGTTGTATTTGTTATCAAAGAACTGACCGATGAATTGGAAAAATTCTTTGTCGAATATCATATTACGCATATCACATTGAGTGGATTAAATCAAAACAATGATATTCAATGGATGAGATATTCGATTTTTTCTTCAATATTACAACAATATGATGTTGAACGTGTTTTTATTTCTGATGTTAGGGATGTTGTTTTCCAAAACGATCCCTTCATCAACACCAATATTGATTATGATGTAGAATTTTTCGAAGAACCAGAAAAAATTCGAAATTGCAAATGCAATGGTGGATGGATTATGTCACTGTACGGACCATCTGAAATGTCATATATCGGTGATAAAAATATTATTTGTTCTGGAACTACAATCGGATCAAAAAATGGAATGTTGAACTATTTTGATATTATGTCAAAAGAAATACTATCATTCTCAAATAGAGGAATTCAAATTAAAGGTGGTGAAGACCAGCCTATACATAACCATCTAATACGACATGGCGCATTTAATAATTACATAGTGTACAATAACTGTGATAATGCTGTTGCAACATTGGACCATCAAAAAGAATTTATGTTTGACTCTGATGGTAAGTTGGTTGATAATTTGAATCGTGTCATTCCTGTTGTTCATCAGTGGGATAGACCAAAAGAACATTCGGATCATTTTTATAAAATTGCTATGGAGTAATAATGTTTAGACCAACTGGAAATAATGTATTAATCGAACGTATTGCAGCTGCAAAAGAAACGGCATCAGGAATTATTTTAAAGTCTTCTGAAGAACCAGACAAGGCCAAGATTATTGCGATTGGTTCTGATGTAGAAGATGTTAGTGTTGATGAGATTGCTTTGGTTAATTGGAATGCAGCAACCAAGGTGGAAGATGAACTATATATTATTCCAATCGACCAAATTATTTTGATTTTCGAAAACTAGTCTATTGCGGGATAGTTCAGAGGTAGAACGCTAGACTCATAATCTAGAGGCCGTTGGTTCGATTCCATCTCCCGCTTCCAACAACAAAACCCTCCAAGCCTATCAACGATGCTCAAACTGGGGGGTTTCTTTTTTCTGAGGTAAAATTATGGAAATTATTGCACTTAAACTTGTTACCGGTGAAGATGTTCTTGGAGAAGATGTGTCTACTGATGCAGATTTCACATTAAAAAATCCTGTGGGTATTTCTATCGTTCGTGGTAAAGACGGTATGCCTAATGTAGGATTTTCTCCTTTTCCATTACACGTTGAAGATATTTCAGGAAGAACTATTGACATTATGCGTACACATGTGGTATACTCTTATGTACCTGCTGAAGATTTTAAGTCAAATTATGAACAACTCTTCGGATCGGGAATCATTCTTCCACCAAAACAATTGATTACTGGTTAATGAGTAAAACTTTCTACACAAATATTCAAGTTTCTGGTAGCAACATCCTTTATCGGGGTGTTGTTAACGGAAAGAGAGTAAAACAAAGAATCGAATATTCTCCCTCCCTCTATATTCCATCAAAAATTCCCTCTGATTATAAATCTCTAGAGGGCCTCAATCTTCAACAAAAAGTATTTGGCACAATGCGTGAAGCCAGAGACTATATCAAGCAATTTGATAATGTTTCAGGTGCATCTAAGATTTATGGTAACAATCGTTTTGAATATGCATTCATTGCCGATCAACACAAAGGCATGATTGAATGGGATCAAGACAAGGTACTTATTGCCGTTATCGATATCGAAGTTGGTTCTGAGAATGGTTTTCCTGATCCATATCAAGCAAATGAACCCATCACAGCTATTACCATCTCTTATCTGAATGGTGCAACCTGGGTTTTCGGTTGTGGTGAATATAAACCGAACGGTGATGAACACTACATTCGGTGTAAGGATGAATGGACGCTTTGTCGCCAATTTCTAAATCTCTGGACAGAAAGGTGTCCGGACGTTATCACCGGTTGGAACACCAAGTTTTTCGATATTCCATATATCATCAATCGTTTTCGTAAAATTCTAGGTGAGGATGAGACCAGGAGACTTTCTCCTTGGAATTATGTGTCTGAACGAAAGACTACCATCAACGGCCGAGAAATGATTGCCTATGGTTTTGAGGGTGTTGCCTCGCTTGATTATATTGAACTTTACAAGTGGTATGCACCTGGTGGCAAGTCACAAGAATCATATCGTCTTGATAATATTGCAAATGTGGAACTCGGTGAACGCAAGTTGTCGTATGAAGAATATGGTAATCTTCATACATTATATCGTGAAAACTTTCAATTGTTCATTGAGTATAATATCAAAGACGTTGAACTTATTCTTCGTATGGAAGATAAACTTAAACTCATTGAACTCGGCTTAACTCTTGCATATGATACTAAGTCTAATTATGAGGATATCTTTGCACAAACCAGAATGTGGGACTCTATGACATATTCTTATTTGTTGGAAAGAAACATCATTGTTCCACCAAGAATTGTCAAAGATAAAGAATCGGCTTTTGAAGGTGCCTATGTAAAAGATCCGCAAGTTGGATTGCATAATTGGGTGGCATCATTCGACCTTAATAGTCTATATCCACATTTGATGATGCAGTATAATATTTCTCCAGAAACTCTTATTGAGCCTGAAGATTATACTCAAGATATGCGTAATGTCTTATCTCAAGGAGTAACTGTTGATAAACTTTTGAACAAAGTGATTGATACTTCTAAACTTGATGGTGTAACTCTGACACCCAACGGACAGTTCTTCAAAACAAACTTTCAAGGTTTTCTACCTAGAATGATGGAAGAAATGTATGAGGATCGAAAGAAGTTCAAGAATATGATGCTTGAATCCAAGCAAGATTATGAAAATGAAACTGATGCAAACAAGAAGCACGAATTGTCCAAAAGAATTGCACGATATGACAATCTACAACTTGCAAAGAAAGTTTCATTGAACTCTGCTTATGGTGCCTTGGGTTCACAGTATTTTAGATTTTACGATTTGCGTATGGCACTTGGTGTAACTTCGGCAGGACAGCTTTCTATTCGATGGATTGAGAATAAAATAAATGATTATATGAATAAACTTTTGGAGAGTAATAGTGATTATGTTATTGCGTCAGATACGGATTCAATTTACCTCAATCTTGGTCCGCTTGTGGACAAGTTCGTACAATCGGGAAAGTCGATTGCAACAGTTATCTCCTTCATGGACAAAATCTGTAAGGATAAGATTGAACCGTATATTGATAGAAGTTACTCTGAACTTGCTTCTTATGTTAACGCCTACGACCAAAAAATGAGAATGAAACGCGAGGCATTAGCAAACAAAGGTGTTTGGACTGCCAAGAAGCGTTACATTCTTAATGTTTACAATAATGAGGGTGTTCAGTATAAAGAACCCAAGATGAAAGTCATGGGTCTTGAAATGATTAAGTCATCGACACCTTCAGCTATTCGTGAGAAGATGAAATCTGCTATTAATTTGATGATGACTGGTACAGAAGAGGATGTGCAGTTATTCATTGAGAATTTCAGGAATCAATTCAAAGGATTGCCACCAGAAGAGATTTCTTTTCCTAGAGGATTAAATGGTCTGAGCAAGTGGTCTGACGCATCGTCATTATATAAGAAGGGAACTCCAATTCATGTGAAAGGTGCGATTCTATATAATGTGTTGCTAAAGAAAATGGATCTGGATAAACAATATCCGATGATTCGTGATGGTGAAAAGTTGAAGTTTACTTATCTCAAGATGCCAAATCCACTCAAAGATACAGTGATATCATATCCGTCCAAATTACCCACAGAAATGGGTCTTGACAATTATATTGATTATGATTTACAATTCAACAAAGCTTTTCTTGATCCCATCAAGATTATTCTAGACTGTATGGGATGGAAAACAGAAAAGACCAGTTCACTTGATGATTTTTTTAACTAAGGTGTAAAATGAGTATTCTTGATAAAATCAAAAAGAATTCCAGTATTAAAGATTCTGCAATTCTATCCAAATCGAAGTTCTTTACCGATAAAGACATGATTTCTACTAGTATTCCTGCAATTAATATTGCATTATCGGGTAAACTTGATGGCGGTCTTACACCTGGTCTTACTATGTGGGCAGGTCCAAGTAAACACTTTAAGACAGCATTCAGTTTGTTAATGGCGAAATCTTATTTGGAGAAATATGAAGATGCAGCACTCTTATTCTATGATAGTGAATTTGGCACACCACAATCTTACTTTGATTCTTTTGGAATCGATACTGATAGGGTACTTCATACTCCTCTAACAGATATTGAACAACTTAAATTCGATATTATGACTCAAATCACCAATGTTGAACGTGGTGACCATTTGATTATTGTAATTGATTCTATTGGCAATCTGGCTTCAAAGAAAGAAGTTGATGATGCTCTTGATGGTAAATCTGTTGCTGATATGTCAAGAGCAAAACAAGTTAAATCATTGTTTCGTATGGTAACTCCACATTTGTCATTGAAAGATATTCCTATGATTGTGGTAAATCATACATACATGGAAATTGGTATGTTCCCCAAAGCAATTGTCGGCGGCGGTACCGGTTCTTATTATTCAGCTGATAATATCTTTATTATTGGTCGTCAACAAGAAAAAGATGGAAAAGAAGTCGTTGGTTATGATTTCATAATCAATGTGGAGAAATCAAGATATGTTAAAGAAAAATCTAAAATACCTGTTACTGTATCTTTTGATGGTGGCATCAGCCGTTGGTCTGGTCTCCTTGAATTGGCTATTGAATCCGGACACGTTGTCAAACCCTCTAACGGATGGTACTCTAAAGTCAATATCGAAACCGGTGAAGTAGAAGAAAAAAGATATAGAGAAAAAGACACAGATACCAAAGATTTTTGGTTACCAATTCTAAATGAAAAATCATTTAGAGAGTTTATTGAAAACAAATATCGCATATCACACGGTCAAATTATCAAATCGGAGGAATGCTGAAATGCAAGAAGGTGTTGATTATAATTACATTTATCCATCAAAAGACGATAAGTCAGTACATATTAAACTTTTAACTGGTGATTATCAAGGAACCATTTTCAAGTATGGCAAAGTCAAGTTCGAAGAAAAAGATGATCAAGCCTATTTACTTTTTGCATACGATGTGATAGAATCTAAGAAGATGAAACCAAAAAAGTTAGAGAAGAGTGAAGACTTCAAAAATCACATTGGTAATTTGTTGGTTGAAATTATGTCTGGAAATCTGGAACAGGAAATTATTGATGAGAATGGAACAGCTGATATTGAGGAATCTTATATTTAATGTTGATTATTTCAGAAAAGTATTACCGTTCTTAAATAAAGATTATTTCAATGGCGTTGATAAACTTATCTTCTCTGAAGTCCACTCCTTCGCGACAGAATATAATACACCTCCTTCTCCTGAAGCAATTTCAATTTCCATCAAAGAAAAGAGAAATCTCACAAATGATGAAGTTGAGAAATGCGAAGATTATGTGGAAGAGTTACAAAGACTTGAGATCAAGAACAGTAATGAAGATTGGCTCATTGACAAGACGGAAAAGTTTTGTCAAGAGAAGGCTATCTATAATGCGGTCCTCAACTCAATTTCAATATTGGATGGCAAAGACAAGACGCATGAGAAGGGTGCAATACCAAAGATACTTTCTGATGCGTTGGCAGTAAGTTTTGATAATTCAGTTGGACATGATTATCTAGAAAATTCAGATGAACGATATGAATTCTACCACAGAAAAGAAGAAAGAATACCCTTCGACCTTGATTATTTCAACAAAATCACAAAAGGTGGTCTCCCAGCCAAAACACTTAATATTGCCTTGGCTGGAACTGGCGTCGGTAAGTCTC